CTTAGGAGTCATGAACAGCTTGACAGTTGTAGAGCCTTTGAGGGCGCGAACTGCCCGGTGCAACCACCACATCTGTGGCACAACTAAGTTCTGGTCCGGGGATGCGATAAATCGTACTTTAGGCCCTGGCTCGTCTGTTTTGACGAAAACGCGTACCTCGTAGCGAGACTGTTTGATCATCGTCATTCGCCACAAGCCTTCGAGATCAGTTTGTTGAAGCAACCATTCCCACTTGGTGAACCGAGCGTTGTTCGCATGCCGTTTTGCGGCCCGGGCTCCTCCCGACGTTCCGAACAGAGTCCAGTTAGCGAAGAACTCGTCGTAAGGAGTCGCCTCTGCGCGAGGTGACCAACGCGAGTCGTTTGAGAAGGCTGTGAAAGCAGCAGCAAAGGCGGAAATGTACTTGTCGCCGGTCGCGTCGGGTGTCCTTCGCGATCGGTCGGCGGTCCACTCCTCGTACGGGATAGAAACGTCCGACCAGTTGTAAAACCCTAACCACCTGGTCAAATCAGCAACAGAAAACCATAAAGTCTCAGAACACTTAATAGAATGAAAAATAGGATGCTTTTCTCGCCGCAACTGTATTGTTTGTTTTAATTTTTTGAGAAATGTGACAGCGCGCGGAAAAGATAACCTTGACATAAAAAGAGCGATGCGCTCCAAAACAACCACGTAGGCACGATCGTTGGACAAAAACTTGTTGACACTAAATAAGAAACTAAACAGAGATCCCAAACTAGGATAATCATTGAAACGTCGGCACAAATCAGACAGAACTCGATCGTCAAACACCGACACGTTTACGCCGCCAAACTGGGGCCAGTCCTTTCCTACCACATCTTCATCCTCCTCAAAAGACTGCCTACAGAAGGCGATCCACGCGTGGGCGTCGGACAGATCTCGATTGCTGATCGGCAAACCGAAAAGCATGTCCACCTCCTCGGGGCGTGAGCCACCGAGCAAGAAAGCGTCTAAGGCAGATGTGGACGTACCCACCTCAGACGCCACGAGAGTCGCCTCTCTAAGCCTCCACTCCCGCAGCTGTCGAGCCGCGGGCGCGAAAAGCCTTGATTAAGCCGTCGAGCGCCGCTCCCACCGCTCCACCACGCACGTCTATGACGGCGCGTGCAACTGGGAGGCTGCTGACAACCGTGTGGTATGGGGCAACGACCGAAGATCCTTGTTGTAACGCAACTTCTCGTGTGTTCAGACCCAGATTCAGCAGCATGCTCATGCCAGTCAGTGAAATGCGATTCGAGCTGTGCATGGCGTAAGCAACATTAGCGGTAGTAGCTCCCAGCCCTGCTGCCACATAGTTGGGCCAATACCTGTTGCCAACTCCAATATTCTGCACTGAAACAAGTCCGAAATATGTGAAGTGCATACAATACTGTTGGATGTAGACACCGATCGCTCCGGTGAGCTTCTCCACCATGTTGGGAAGGGGAAGCGATGGCTGTAACACTCCAGCCGGAGTGTTCCATATGTAGTGGTGCAACATAGATGAGATGGTCTGGAAAGAGTCGGGAGTTTCATCGCCAACGGCGTCGAAGCCTCGTTTGGCGAGGTTCTCGAGAGCGATCGTCTGCCAGTTGTCAGGCACGGCAAAGTCTGGTCGCTTCTGGTCATGGATCTTCTGCCCAGTAGCCCAAGCATAGTACGTCGAGTACTTGTCGAAGAATGGCTCGAAAGTGGTACAATGCAGATTGCCGCCCGCGAGAGCGGCGCCTGGAAGGAGGGCCGCTCCGTTGAAGAAACCGTCCCAGTTTCCGGCCTGTTTGACAAGCAGACAGTTGACACCAAGCTGCGCCATGATGGCAGGACCGATCTCACACTGGTAGATCTGGTTGTAAGCGTTGACCGTGTATGGCCCGTTTGCCACTAGAGCACCCTGCGGC